TTTTGCACATCGCCGGGCATTAGCACCGTGCCAAGCTCGGCGTCTTCCAATCCGTATTTCTGGGCAATCGCTTTGCGCTCGGCTAAATACTTCGCGCGGCGGTCTGTAAATTCAATTGGATCATAACCGCGACGCGCAAGAATATCGTATTCACTTGCGACGCCAGCGCGTAAATCTTCGCGGTCCGCTTTGCGTGCGTTGCCGTCGTCAACCGTGAATTCGCGCGGCTTTGTAAAGCTGCACTTCATCCAGTCCTCTGGCAGTGTGTAGATTCCTTGCTTTGCACGTTTGGCGATCACGTATAGCGCCATGCGCTTGCGGAATCGCGCCAATACGCAAACACGATCAGTGATCGAGTCGTTTATATCACGTTGGAAAGCACGGACGCCAGCACCACCTACGGCAGATGAATCGAGCATTTCGCGCCGCCATTCCATGCCGTAAAATGCACCGGCCTCGATCTTGTCGCTGAACTTTAAAAATCCCTCGCTCGGTCTGTTCGATTCATGCGCTTCTAATTTGGAACCGTTTTTGATGTATCGAATCAAGCCGCCTTGCACAAGTTCGGACTGAAACGGCACTTGGCTCGCTCCCTGTTGACCTTGAATAATCTTGCTTGCTTGGTCAATTCTGCCGCTGTCGTTGCTTTCGATAAGCGTCAACGCGGCGTTTACTTTCTGCCCTATTTTTTCGTAGTCGCGCACCTCGGCAAGATCATACCAATCGAGCATCCCAGACGCAATCGCGGGCACGCCGCGCCCTTGGCTGAACCAGTCCGGATCGGTGATGTGAATCATGTCACGCGCCGAAACGTCGCGAAAGCTCTCCATGTCTTCGCCTAGCACGCGATATGCAACCTCAGCACCGAACTCATTGTAAATAATGCCGCTCTTGATTTTTAAGCCTTTGTATTTGCCCGACTCGACGCGCTCGCCGTTACTGTATGGATCGTTGCCGATGCGATGCGCTTCGAGCCATTGCAAGCGCGGGAAGCCCGCTTTTGTCTCGGTCAGCAATACAAATGCGTCGCCGTCAACGTCGAGCGATTTGCTTTCAATCTTTACGTTTCGGCGGAATGAAAACTGCGGGCCGCGAATGTCGATCAGTCCGTCGATTGCCTCCATGTCCGCTTCTACGGCTGCGGCAAAATCCGCGTCATCCGAGTGTGACTGAAAGCGCCACGACTCGCCAAAGACTTTGCCGCTCTTTTGCTTAACCGCTCCGCTGACTGTCGAGTTGCTCGTATAAATATATCGAGCATCGGCGCGTAACATTCGCGTTTTGTGGTTGCTCATCATGTCGAGCATGTCGCCATTCATGTTGCCTTGCGCGTTACGCTGTGCGCTGGTCGATGCGGTCGGATACGCCGAGTCGTTGCCCCAGAAGCAATAATGGAAAGCCTGCTTCGCTCGCTTAGTAAATGATTTTATCGGTTTAACGGCCATAATGATTGCAACGTGTGAAACTTGCGACGGTCGTGTTTGTCACTTCGCCATCGGTATCGAGTAAATATGAAAGCAATTCGGCGTCTGTCATTTGACCGCCCGACGCGCCGCCGATTTCAATCATGCGCCACGATTCGCGCACGGTTGCGAGAAAGTCGGGCCCGTTCTGTCCTTCTGGCAGCTCATACGTAAACGATTTGCCCTGCACGGACGCGGACACGACAATGCGCCCGCCCTGCTCGGCAGTCGTGTATTGCTTCGCAGCGAGCGCCTTTAGCGCCGCCACGGTTTCGACTGTCGTTTCGCCGACTTTCGCCCAAATTGAAAAAATAAAATCCCGCATAATTACTATGCGAGATCGTGTCAAGTTGACTTGTCTAGAACAAGTCGCGCAGCGAAACAAGTTCGCTTGCTAGTTGTTCTAAAAGTTCCACCACAGCCATGCGTGGACTCGTGGGTTGCTTTTTAATGTGAGTCGTCTTGGGATTAAATACCTGATTGCACGTCCGACGCTTCTTGTTGGTTTATTTGTGTATAGTTTCATATTTTTAGTGTTATTGATTTAGAACCAGTCACGCTAGGCAACTCGGAAGACCTCGCGCCTACGTTCTAGCGTTCTGATCTTCAATATATCCGACACCACTGCAAGTTTCGCAACGCTCTAGGTATGTTTCCCATTCGTATTCATTAAACCCCTTGACGAGTCCACCGCCATTGCAGTCTGGGCATTCGCGCTCAGAGCCAGACGGAGTATTCAATTCATTTCGTTCCTCATTCATGATTATCCTTTGTGTTCTCTAAAAAGTCCGAAATTTCCCGCTTTAACTGCTTGCGTTCGTCTGCCTCAATCGGGTGATACCCTCTACCGTCAAGAAAAAGCGCCATGTGCGAAGCCAGCCTTTCAGCCACTTCCACCCTTGCGCCAAGTCCAGCGTTAAAATGCTTGAGCTTTTTAGCATCGACGGCCGTGCAGCCTTCTGGCGATGACCACACGTTTAGCCGATACTTAATATCGAGAACCAGACGGACTAGCCAATGCGAGTGACGCGCAGGTGTTGAGCTTGAGTCTTTATTTCGCATGGCTATCCTTTGCGTTCTCGAAATGAATGCATCCGAACTCTTCACCAGTAAGAAGCTCTGCCATGTATTCAGAGCCATCGCATACGGTAGCTCCATCTCTCGTTGGACGCTCGTAAAATGTTACTTTAGGCGAGCGGCAACGCCTCACATTATGCCCGAATTTCTTTGCGATGGCCTCTTCCCCACCATCTTCTGTTGGGTCGATACGCTCATAGCTCGCAGGGTCATGCGGAGAAACTAAAGAGTTGTAGCTGTCGTTTTCGTCAAGCTTCCAGTGTTTGCAGTTTTTACATTTCATAGTTGTCTTTTTGCGTTGATGTTATTGTAGCGTTAAAAAACGAGAACCAAGCGGATCTAGCAATTCCGCTTCGCTCCATAGCTAGTCCTTAGCGTTCTTTTGAAAATGGCGCAACCATCGTGAAATGCCCATTTCCCCTATGACCTCCAGCACGTTCTTTTTGTGATTGTTGTTATAGTGTGATGGTTGCGCCATAAATCGAAAAGTAATTGTCGCAGTCCCGTTGTCAATACAAACTATTCTTTCTCGTCTTTAGGTGTTTCACTCACGCCGATCAGCCCTGCCATCGAAGCGGCGACTAGTTGCATCTTTTCGCAGTCATAGAAGTGGTCATTTCGAGCGGTCTGCTTCCAATCGTAGTAAACGCTGCCGTCTTTCGGATTCGTCTTTGCGATACGCGCCCATGAGTTGAGCTGGTTAATGTAGTTCGTGCCGGCGTTGTTTGAATACGTCCACAAGCGACGCGGATCTGACATGCCGCGTAGCGTAGCGAATCGCGACCGCGCTTCGTTCTCGGCATACCAGAATTGAATGCAATATTTAGTCTGTCCGCTTCCGTCGGATGTGCCCTGCCATGTATCGACGGGCACTGGCTCAGAATATATTTTGCGCAGCCCGTCTGGATGTCTGAAAGGTTTACAGTTTTGCCCGCGCAAGACAATCCAGCCGTTTTTCGCAGCGATGCGCTGCACTTCAGTCGTGTTGTAGTTGCCGTCAACAAATACGCCGCTTCCCTCGATGCCGTTTTGCAGGATGCCGTATTTGTCGCACATTTCGACGATGTGCGAATCACTCAGCGCCTTGTGCGCTTCGATCAATCGCGACTCGACGCCTTTCGACCATGAGCGAATGACATAGTAAAAGTGATCCTTCTGAACGTCGATTGTGCAAAATGTATAGTCCGCGTCTTTCCAAATCTCGCTGCTCGGGTAGTCGCCTTCACTGTCCTCGTCTTCTGCAATGGTGATAAATTTCGACACGTCCCACGGCTCAGCGAGTCGCTTGCGAACGAAATTTTCAAGTGCTTCCAAGTCGCCTCGATTCTTCGATGCTACGGCGTCGTGATACTGACAAGCCAAGTCGCCCCAAGGGAAATGCGCCAATGCATTGTAATTGTAAAAGTCGATTTTCTCGTCGCCGTTCGGATTGAGCTGTATGTATCGCCCCGCTTGATTGCGCTTGTGCTGCGTCGCTGGGTTGAACTCCATGCGCCCGCTGCAAAGCTGGCATTCGTAATATACGCTCGCTTTAATTTTCGCATAGTCGGTTGATTGATCCTCGAAAAGAACATCGTCGCCGCTCGCGAATTTCATGCCGCCCGGCAACTGGTCGCCGTCTTTTTGTTTCGGCTGCGTCCAAATGTAAGGTATCATTTCGCCGCAGCAGTCGCAAGGAACGTGCCATACCTTTTGCGTCGAACGTTGCCAAAGC